TCTTCAATTCCCCAGTCACCCAATGCCCAAACCTTATACCTGCGTTCTCCTTCCATCCCGTGACCTTTGATCCGCAGGAGACGTTCGTGTAGTGCTTCACGGTCAATGGTGTAGTTATCCCAAAAGGTTGATTTGTGGAAGAGGCAATCTGGTTTGTCAATGTTGTCATCCACTTCCTTTTTTAACCAATGATTAATTGATTCCGGGTTCCAGTCCATTATTAAACTGATCTTTACACCAGACTCACCCCGTAGGGTTGTGTCAATGTAATCCACATCTTCACGGGTGAACTGGTTGGCCTCGTTTAACCAGGCAATGTTAGCCCCTTCCACACCCTTACCCTTTTCGGCCTTGTCCATTCCCAATCCCCTGAACCAGTTACCAGTATGCTTATTGATAATCTCAAAGTGATTCTTTCGAATGATGAAATCATCTTTGAAATTCTTATATATCAAGTTAGTCAGCAAAGTAAACGTAGAACCTTCTATGTCTGAATAGACCTTTCTCGAATGAATCACATTGAACTGTTCCGGCTTGAATGAATGATAGATCAGCTTCCGGGCAATGTTGTGGCTCTTTGCTGATTGTCGAGTACCGTAGTGACCTTCTTTGGTGTATAGCTTTTCAATAAAAGGCCAGTACCATTTTAGCCAGTAGTTGCGTTCGAAATTATAATTCATTCCTTTTTTTACTGGTTATGCTAATTTGTTCCGGTTGAAATGTTAGCACATCAGGAGTTATTCACTCGGTGGTGTCGGGCCGGAAATGGTCACGGTTAAAGTGGATGGGGTTTCAATCGGTTGAGCTGCTTTGCCGTAAGCCCTGTCCAAAAGCAGTTCAGCGGCCCTTACATCACCTTTGATGGCTTTGTTGCGTATTGCCATTAGGATGGCCTCGGCTGCCGTCTTACCGTCCTTTTCGTCACCTAAAACATTGGCCAATAGTTCCCGTAGTTCGGGAATCTTTTTTGGACGGCCTCCTCCAGTTGCTCCTCCTGATTTTAATGTGCCTCCGTTCCGTCCGGGTCTTGTTCCTGCCATTGCATTACGGATTAATTACGGAATTATTGAGCGGCACGGTCGAATCGAACGCCCCTTCAGTCTGGAATGACTGACCCTCTCCCTTGTGAGGTAGTGCCGCAAGTTTTGGATATGGTTTTCCAAGTGATTTGCACAAAGGTATTAAAGACTTTTCAAGCGGATATACATATCTATATTTATTCATTATTTTCTCTTTTTGAATTCCCATTTTTGTAGCATTTGCAACACTTCCACAATATCCGGCAATCATTCTTTGATGAACTTTTCTTCCTTTATAAAGCCACTTAGGAGTGCTTTGACCGATTCCTGTAAAAATCCAATTTGTTGCCTGATAAATGATTCCTACATGATTTTCATTCTGGTCAGCAAATGAGATTACTAATTTACATACTGGTAAATACTTTTTTATAAGTTTTAAGCTCAATGCAAGAACCTTACTAGTGCTTTCCTGTTTTCCATTTAAAGCCATTCTAGTCAATTCTATTACTTGTCCATTTTTTAATCCGTATTGACTTCCTAATCTTGGATTTGCACCTGGTGAATATAAAACACAACCACACCACTCTCCTGCATCATTAAATATAGAAAATGCAAAAGGACTTACAGGTACTGCCTTTGCATAATGAAAATTCAAACAAGCATATTTGATGGCCTTTGATGATGCAATTTCTAACCTCATATTTCCCCTGCTGAAACTGAAAAATAAGCACCTTGATATTTTCTATCCAAAAGTTCCTGTATATCAATTTCAGCTTTTTGTAATTGTTCAGGAGTTTGAAATGTGATTTTTAATGTTGCTGGTTTATTTTTTTCATCTCCTATTAAATCATCTCCGGTTGGTTCACTTTCAAAAATAGGCACATCCAAGCCCCACTTTTCCAAATCATCAGCCTCCCATTCGTTTGCGAGAACATCCCATTCCCACTCACCAAAACCGACATTATCTTTTATAATAAACTCTTTTTGCTGCTGTTCTGACCAATCAACAACCTGAACAGGTACTTGTTTCCATCCGGCTTCTTTCATCGCCTTGAGCCTCATATTACCCCCTAAAACAACAAAGTCCTGATTGACTACAATAGGACGAACATTTGCCATTTCTGGAAAGTCTTTCAAGGACTGGACAAGCTTTGCAAACTTATCATCTTTGATCAGCCTTGGATTATTTGGATTTGATTTTACATCTGATATTTTAACAGATTGAATTGCCATAATTGATATTTAAGTAGTTCCGTTTTCACGGTAAATGATTTGTATTGACTATTTCTTTTTGGTCGGCTTCTTTGCCGTCTTAGCGGCTTGTCTGAAGTCCGATGCCGATGGTGCGGCCTTTGATCCAACACGGTTCATCTTTTCGCCTGACCCTGCTTCAATGCGTTTTATCTTTGCATTGATGTTAGCGTATAATCCTGGTTTCATTTTTTAAGCTCGTTTAAATTTAACTGCCTTTGCTTTGACCGATTTTTTACCCTCACATCCCCACGCTTGACGGCTTAGGTCATTCGGGCATGGCGGATTCTTGCACTTTTTTATTCCGGCTGATCTGGCACAATAAGAGTCACCTTTAGCCGTGCCGGGTGCGATGGAATAACCCTTCGCCCCGAACTTAACGGTCTTGTCTCCTATTGTCTTCTTGAACTTCTTTTCAGCCATTTTACATCTTCTTTTTGCCCTTTGGCTTGCTCTTGCCTGCCGTGCTAAGTGCGATTGCAACGGCTTGCTTCTGCGGTTTGCCGGACTTCATCTCTGATTTGATATTGGATGAAATGGTTTTAGCTGAACTTCCTTTTTTCAACATGACGGTTTTGTTTTTTGCAAATATAAAAAAAGCCTCAATTAAGAGGCTTTAAAATTAACGTGGATTATTTCGCTTCCAGTCTTCGTAAAATTTTTTTCTTGTTTCTATTGGCTGTTGCTTAAATCCAAAGTAAGCATTCATTGCATGATACGCCCTATGAGCACAATTGCCTACTATTGAATCCCCTGTTTCGGAAAGTTCAATAAAGCAATCTGTAAAACGAACTCCAGTATTAAAATAATGGGTGTCGCTTGTCATATCTGGTCCAAAATCTATTCTCATGTTTTTCATTTTTGTTCTTCTTTTTTAATTTCATTGATCAGGTTACGAAAGGCAACTTTGAGATCGCTTGCATACTTGAGAGGAACACGGAAGGCGATTGTCGTGGTTGGCTCTCCAGACTTGCGACCGCATCCGGCTTTGCGTTGTCCGGTTTTTGGGATTCCTTTAGGCATTTTCTAAAAGGTTAGAATATAGTTTTTCGAATTCATTATAACCCTGAGTTAATAAATATTCAATTCTGAATTTGTTATCGGCTTCTTTAATTACCCTTGCATCAAAATACAATGAGCCATTTTCGTTTACCATGTAAATTCCAGATAATCCGGGGATTGTTATTGCAACTGGATTATACCATCCTGAATTGTTGCTTTGTAAGTTTATCCCTCTAAGGCATTTGTCTAAATTTGAATGAATTACATTTCCATTCCATTGGCATTGGTTTACTTTTTTAAGAGCGTCAATGATTGCTTTGTTTTCTGGAGTATTGTTTAGAGTTACTTTTTTCATGTCTTTTTTTGTTTTTGATTGTTTCGTTGAGACAAAGGTAATACTACTTTTCAATTCTGCAAACTTTTTTAAGAAAAAAGATGAAATATTTTTTAGGGCATAAAAAAAACCCCGTAGGGCTTAGTTGTTTTTCAAAGAAATAAAAGTTTCAAAATCATACAAATCAATTGCAAGAGCAGTGGCGTGAATTTTATATTCTGACCCAAAAAGAAAGTTGTTAAAGGCTCGTAAAAGGGCATAGTTTTCTGGTGATAACATAGCGGCCCAATTCATTGAACTCCAATTTTTAGAGTCTTTTGCAATCATGCGAAAAGTTGTTTTCGTTTCAATGATTGCGTTTTTTAGGTTTTGGTATTCAGTTTGCATATTTTTTTGATTGTTTTTGTTTCTGTTTGTTGAGACAAAGGTAATACTACTTTTCATTTCTGCAAACATATTTGAAAAGAAATGTAAAATATTTTTCAATTATTTTTTATCCCTCTGATTTACAGGGCGTTTTGATTACATAATTTTTAGGTTAAAATTTGCCTCATGGTAAACATGAAACATTTCACACTTGCAGAATTTGATTCAAAAGATGCACCTGGTTCTGGGTCTCAGATGCAACCTGACTTTTTGATGAAACTAGACAAGGCCCGTGCTTTATGCGGTATTCCTTTTAAAATCAATTCAGGCTATCGGACGGTTGCGCACAATAAAGCGGTCGGTGGTGAACCTAATTCCAGTCATACGAAAGGTTGGGCGGCTGACATTGGGTATTCATCAGGAACGGAGGGTTATCGGATTCTCT